GAAGAAGGCCGGGACAAGAATGAGACGATCTACGCAGAGCTGGCCCGGAGAGGAATCCCGATGGGCCGGGCGATCCTGGCATGGATCCTCTGCGGCGGCGTCAGAAGCGATGAACGGAAGGGCTACGCCAGCGAGTACAACGGGGACTACACCAAGGATGAGGACATGGACAAGGTCTACAGCATCCTGATTGACAACGGCTACCAGCTCAGCGAGGAAGAGCAGCAGTGGAAGGACGGCACTCATTCGATCTTTCTGAAGGAGGAGCCGGACAAAGAGCCGGACGAAGAGCCGGAAGAGGAAGAATGAGCGCCGGCACGGCCCGGCGGAGACGGAGGTCTGAGAAATGACACCGAGAACAGAGGAAGACCGGAAGAAGATCGCCCTGGAATGCCTGAAGGTGGAAAAACGTGGCGAGAGCGTGCTGGAGTACCTGAAGACGGTACACCACTACCTGACGCCGAGGGCGACTTGGTTCCGGCTTCAAAAGGAGTTTCTGGGCCGGAAGGATCAGACGATCCGGAGCGGAGAGCCGGAGGAGGTGAAGATCACGCCGCCGCGCAGATCCAAGAAGGAGATCGCCATGATCTGCGTGGACGCGGTGAAAAAGGGCGCGGATGCATATGAGGCACTGAAGGATGCCGGATACACTGTGCCGGAAAGCCGGATATGGGATGCCAGAAAATGGGCGGCAAGCAATGACCCGGAGGCGTACAGGATTCTGGAAAGCCTGCGGAAGCCGAAGGGAAAGAAGAAGAAAAAGGCAGCGGAAGAGAAAGAGGACGAGCAAGAGGACGGGAAAGAGGACGAAAACATGAAAGAGGACGAGAAAGAACCGGAGAAGAGCAAGGGAGGGGTCACGGTGGCCGGAGAGAGCATTACAGTGGCCGGAGAAAAAAAGGAGCTTCGGCTGGAGCAGGGCGTGGACTACATGGTGAAGGCCGGAGCAGAGAACGCGCCGGAGGCCGGGATCCGGAAGCCGCTGATGCACAGCGGGATGGAAGCATGCGCCTGGCGCGGGAGGCTGGGAGAATTCCACTACGACAAGAAGCGCGGATATATTGATTTCGAGGGTGAGCTGGGCGATGAGATCAGCCTCACCCTGGAAGGCTGGAAGGAGTTCCTGCAGGAGCTGATGACCGCAGCCAAGCTGATGGGCGTCGATCTGGGGACCGTCATCCAGAGGCGGAGCGATTGAAAAAGGGACGAGGAACGATCATGGACATCAGACTGAAGACCGGGATCATCATCCGGCGCGGGAATGAGTGGCTGGTTGGCACGATCCTGAGCAGCAATGAGCTGAGATGGAGCCGGAGCCCGTGGGACGCCTGGATCACCAGAAGCAGAGAGGACGCCGAGAATGTGGCCAGGGCCATCGGCGGGGATATGTGGCTATTTAATCCGGTCGCCGGGAAGCTGAAGGAACTGAAGCAGGATGAGTATGGAGGGCAGCGATGAGGCAGAACAAAACGATCGCGGAGATCATGATCTCGCTGAGCGATGAGGAGCTGATCGAGATGCTGCCGTATATCCGGGACGAGGATGGAGAGCGGGTGTCGCTGATCGGGCTGCGGCATTTGCTGCGGGAGGCGGTGAAGCCGGATGATAACTGAGGATGACGGATTCAAACGGCCTGAGAAAGGCGACCAGATGGGAAAAGGGATCATGGCAACCTATGAGAATACGGTCATTTTGCATGACCAGATAAGAGAGATCCGGGAAGCATTTGATCTGCTGCTTCAGAAGATGGAGGAGAAGCAGAAGAACCAGTGAAAGGAGGCAAACATGGAAGTATACAGCATCACGATGGTGGCGCCGGATCCGAGAATACACCCAATCAAGGCAAGGATGGTCGGCTGGGCCATGCACAACATGGCCGGGCTGACAGCGGTCAAGCCGATGGGGCCTTTTGTGATGATGGTCTTCCCTACTGTGCCGCACGCGGAGAAAGCCAGGGAAAAGCTGATTGATATCAATGTGCGGGTTGTCGGGGAGATCCTGCGCGGAGAGCTGACAGATGACTTCAGCGAGCTGAAGCTCATTGAGCCGGTGGAAGGCTGGGCGGAGGAAGAAGCGGCACGGATTGAGAGGAACAGGGCGGAGAGGACAAAAAGAGGGCCGAAAGAGTAACACACGCCGGATTAAGGTCGGCCTGAGAGCCGCCATCCGGATCCATGCGCGGATGGGATTCGCCCCGGGTGTCAGAACGATAATAAATGGAAGGAGGCCGCTCTCCTGACGGACTGACATAGGATGTACTACCGGGGCGGGACAGTCCGACTCTGTCCACGCGCACCACGGGCTGCAAGGCCCGGCGAACTGGCAGCCGGGAAAGACCGGCAAAATCTGACCGGCAGCGATGAAAAAGCGGCTGGCCATGTATGGGGAGAGCGGAAGCAACCGGCTGGCATCCGGACGTGGGAGTCGTCGCCCAGACAAAGATGCAGGACCCACGGGAGGACGGCTCTCGAAAATGCGGGGATGGGTTCCCGCAATGTGAGCCTTGTAATGAGTATTAAAAAGTGAAGCATCGGTTAGGGTAGCAGTTGGATGTCGGTGGTGCGGAAGGGGTCCGGGGGAACACCCGTCGGTTCCCCCGGCGTAGGAAGAAGGACAAGCAGGAAGGAGCACGGCCATGGGGTGGGAGTACGCGGAGCTTTTCGACGCGAAGGTCGGCACAGGGATCGGCGGCATGCTGGCTGATTACTGGCGGAGCATACCGACGGAGATCAGGGTCGGAACGATGGGATACCGCACCAGGACAACAAAGGCCGGAGCCAGACTGGAGGCGGAGATCTATCCGGTTTTCGGGCGAGAGAAGACAGGGATCCTGAGGGCAGCGCGGAAAAGCATGACGCCGGAGCGGGTCAGGAGACAGAACTGGAAGCGGGCGGAGCACCGGCTGGAGCTGCTGGTTGAGGAGAATTTCCGGGCGGACAGGGACATCGCCATCACACTGACCTATGAGGGAGCGGAGCCGGACATAAGGCGGTGCAGGAAGGATATCCGGAATTTTCTGGGGCGGGTAAAGAGAGCCAGGGAAAAGAACGAGCTGCCGGAGCTGAAGTATATCTATGCCATCGGGATGGACGCGGACGAGCGGATCCACGCGCACATGATCATGAGCGGAGGGCTGACACGGAAACAGCTTGAAAAGATTTGGGGGCATGGTTTCGCTAACTCCTACGGCCTGCAGGACTACGGGAACGGCCTGACCGGCATGGCAAAGTATCTGTACAGGCAGACAGAGGGACGGAGAAAGAAGACCGGCGGGGAGATTTTTATCAGGAGCTGGGCCGGGAGCCAGAACCTTCGGAAGCCGAAGACGAGAACTAGCGACAGCAAGGTGTCGAAGAAGCGTGTGCGGATCCTCGCCCAAGACTTCGAGACAGAGGCCAAGGAGATCATGGAGAAGATCTATCCAGGCTATGTGCTGAAGTCCTGCGATGTTTTTTACAGTGACTTTGTGGATGGGGTATACATCCGGGCTGTGATGCGAAGCACGGAAGACGACAGCGCGGACGGCGCCAGGAAGGGGGCTTGACGGTGACAGACATCGAAACACTGGTGGAGTGCAGAATGGCAGCCATGGAGGAGCGGGCGCTGGCTAAGCAGATCGACCGGCTGGGCCTGATCGGAGCGCCACGGGGCGTGGGGTCGCAGGCCATGGAGCTGGCAGGTGACCGGCACACAAACGACGCACAGGCCGCCCAGATCCAGAAGCTTGACGGGCTCATCGAAAAGCTGGAGCGGCAGCGCGAGGAGAATATCGGGATCATTGAACGGGCGGAGTCTGTCATCATCAGGATCAAGGAACGGCGGGCACGGGTGATCATCAGGTATTACTATGTCGAGGGACAAAGCGACTACGAGATTGCCAGAGAAATGGACCTGTCTCCGCAGTGGGTCCAGAAGCAGAGAAACCGGATATTAGAAATTTTGCGGCGTGGGTAAAGTTTGCTGAAATAGGCAGAGGGATGTGCAAAAATTGCACCATGGAGAAAAGGGACGAGGGAAAACCATGGTGCGCGGTTTTCGTCCCGCCGCGAGGGTTTGGGGTGGGATTGCGTGAACCGGTCGGCCGCTGTGGAAAAGTTTTACACGTCACGCGAGTGGCGGAGAACCAGGGCCGAATTCTTAAAAGCCCGCGGCGGCATCTGTGAGGAATGCTGGGCGCGGGGCATCGTTGAGGCGGGATCGAAGGATCAGCCTCTGGAAGTACACCACAAGGAACCGCTGACGGACAGAACCGTAAGCGATCCGGCGGTGGCTTTATCGTGGGACAACTTGCAGCTGCTTTGTAAGAGATGCCACGATAAAAAGCGGCAGAAGGAGCAGATTCAGAGGCGCTGGTCCGTGGATGACAGCGGCAAGGTATCCCCCCTATGATCAACGAAATCCAGCGCTGGCGACAGGGCCCGAGTGACCTCCAAAAAGCGCGCCGAGGGTTGCGCGGATACGCGTCCACGGGCGCGATAATGAAAAAACCGGTTTTCGGCTTCCGAAAACGCGGCTTTTTTTATGGGGTTTTCGGGATTTGCCAGGAGATGCGGGGGATCTGATCGGAGATACGCGGACTTTGGGAGGTGCGGACGATTGCCGGGGACGAAGAGCCGGTCAAAGGCCAAGAGGCCGAACGAAAAGCTGACGCCGGCGGCGCTGTACAAAAAGATGCTGACCTTTGGGAAGGTGTATCAGGTTGAAAAGGAGCAGGACTTTCTGGAGGCGGCCCGGATCTACGCGGAGGAGGCCGGACTGATCGACCAGATGCGGGACAGGATCGCCGAGGACGGCCTGACCATCACAAAGACATACAGAACCGGCGAGGTTGAGGTGGCCCATCCTCTCCTATCCGAGCTGCCGCGGCATGTGGAAAGCGCCAACAAATGCCTGACGACCATCGGCAATATGATCGGAGAACGCGGGGCGAAGGTCGAAAAGGCCGCGCGGGATCTGGACGCCTTCCGGCTGCACTGAGGGGCTGTATGAAAAAGGCGGAGGGGATCGGATGAGGGACGAAGATGCGATCCTTGCCTACTATCAGAAAATCAGGGACGGCAGCGAGACGGTCGGAAAATGGATCCGGCTGCTGTATGAGGTGATCTTTCAGGGGCTCAGCGAAAAACGCTGGTTCTGGGATCAGAGGCTGGCCGATAATGCCATCGGATTCATTGAGAGATTCTGCCATCACTACAAGGGAAAGCTGGCGCCGAGGCGGATCCGGCTCAGCCTGTGGGAAAGAGCGAGCATTTCGCTGATCTTCGGCATTGTAGACGCGACCGGGAAAAGGCAGTTCAACGAGGTTTTCTGGGTAGTCGGAAGAAAGATGGGGAAAAGCCTGCTGGCGGGCGGCATCGGTACCTATATGGCCTACGCCGCCGGAGAGTACGGCAGCGATATCTATTATCTGGCCCCGAAGCTTGACCAGGCGGATCTGTGTTACAGCGCCCTGGAATTTAACGTCAACGCGGAGCCGGAACTTCGCGCGATCACAAAGAGCACGAAATACCGCGGGCTGGTGATCCGGGAGACGAACAGCACGGTCAGAAAGCTGGCTTTCACGGCGAAAAAGTCAGACGGATACAACCCGATGTTTTACTGCGCGGACGAGGTGGCCAGCTGGCCGGGGGCTTCCGGACTGAGACAGTGGGAGGTCATGGTTTCAGGCACGGGCGCGAGGATCGAGCCGCTGGGGCTGGCCATTTCATCGGGAGGATATGAGAGCGAAGGCCTGTTTGACGAGCTGATGAAGCGCGGCACGGCCTTCCTGAACGGAAACACCCGGGAAAAGCACCTCCTGCCGATCCTGTACATGATCGACGACCCGGAGAAGTGGGACGATCTGACGGAGCTGAAAAAGAGCCTGCCGGGGCTGGGCGAAAGCGTGGACGAGGATTTCATCCGGCGGGAGATCGATGTGGCGCAGGGGTCCATATCGAAAAGAACGGAGTTTATCACAAAATACTGCAATCTGAAGCAGAGCTCCAGCGTGGCGTGGTTTGAGGCGTCTCTGATCGAGGGGATTTTCCCAGGACAGGACGGCACAACGCTGAAGCTTGAGGATCTGAGCGACAACTACGCGGTGGTGGGCGTAGACATGAGCCAGACCACAGACCTGACGAGCGCCTGCGTGATCATCCAGAAGAACGATGTCATGTGGGTGTTTTCGCATTTCTGGCTTCCGGGGGACCGGATCCAGGAGGCCACCGTGCGGGATGAAATCCCCTATGACGCCATGGTGGAGCGCGGATATCTTTCCCTCTGCGAGGGGCACATGGTCGACTACCGGGATGTGTATCAGTGGATCGTGGATCTGATTGAGAAATACAAGATTTATCCGCTCAAGGTGGGATATGACAGATGGAGCTCCCAGCCGCTGGTGCAGGCGCTGCAGGCATACGGATTCCAGACCGACAGCGTCAATCAGGGCTACAACCTGGGCGGAATCTGCGACGTGCTGGACGCGATGGTCCGGGAGAAGAAGATCCGAAGCGCCGAGGAGAACGGCCTGCTGAAGATCCACTTTTACGACGCGGCACTCCAGAGCGAGAGCAATTTATCAGCGCACACCAGGCACCAGCTGGCAAAGATCAGCAAGCGGGCCCACGTGGACGGGGTGGCGGCGATCCTGGACGCCCTGTGCATGAGACAGGTGCACTGGACGGAGATCGGCGAGCAGCTGAAGAACGAAGAAGAGGAAGAAGACTGACGGAGGAACGGAAGAATGGGATTCTTTGAGAAAATTTTCGGGAAGGGAGAGCCGAAGGCGGAGAAAAAAGCCGCGGAGACCTTTCTTTTCCTGCGGGGGTATACGCCCGTTTTTACCGATTTCGCCGGGAGCATCTACGAGAGCGAGCTGATCCGGGCCGCGCTGGACGCCCACGGACGGCACGCCATGAAGCTGGCGCCGAACATCGTGGGGAGCGCGAAGGAAGGCATCCACACCCGGCTGAAGTACAGTCCGAATGCCTGGCAGACGTGGCCACAGTACCTGTATCGGCACGTGCAGATCCTGTACTGCCGGAACACCGTTTTCACCGTACCCGTGCGCGGCAAGGACGGGATCCGGACAGGCATCATTGATGTGGTGCCGGAGAAATGGGAGCTGGTGGAGTACGCTGGGGAGCTGTGGATCCGCTTTTACTTTGACAAGGGGCGGAGAGGCGCGGAGAAGCTGAGCGACGTCGGGATCTGCACCCGCTTCCAGATGCAGAACGAGCTTTTCGGGGAGAACAATCAGGTGCTGAAGAGCACGCTGGACCTGATTGAGCTGCAGAAGCAGGGCGTGAGCGAGGGCATCAAAAACGGGGCGACATACAGATTTTACGCCACGCACGCCAATTTCCAGAAGGACGCCGATCTGGCCAAGGAGCGGAAGCGCTTCGACGAGGAGAACTTCCGGAAGGACAGCGGAGGCGGCGGGGTCCTGCTCTTCCCTGCCACGTACAAGGACGTGAAGCAGGCCGAAAACAAGGCCTTCGTGGTGGACGCGGATCAGCAGAAGCTGATCAAGGAAAACGTGTTTGATTACTTCGCCATCAACGACGAGGTGATCCAGAATCAGGCCTTCGGCGACAAGTGGCTGGCCTTCTACGAGGGCGCCGTGGAGCCGATGGCCATCATGACGGGGGACGCGATCACCCGGATGATTTTTTCCGAGCGGGAAATCCAGTTTGGAAACCGTTTTTTCCTGACAAGCAACAGATTGCAGTACATGAGCAACGCGGACAAGCTGACCGCCATCCAGACGATGGCAGACCGGGGCCTGATGACGAGGAACGAGCTGCGGGAGATTGCCAACCTGGCACCGCTGCCGGAGCCCTACGGGAGCCAGATCCCGGCCCGCGGAGAGTATTACAACGTGAACGGCCCGGAGGGGGCTGGAGAGGAGGATCAAAATGCCTGAGAAGCTGAAGGAGCGCGAGTATCGGCTGATTGCGGCCGGAGCGATTGAGACCCGGGACGAAGAGGACGGGAAAAAGGTGGTGGAAGGATACGCGACCACCTTCGACGAGGAATATGTCCTGTATAGCTACGGTGACTATGAGGTGCGGGAGAGCATCGACAGGCACGCCTTTGATGAGACGGACATGAGCGATGTAATCATGCAGTACGACCACGTGGGGCGGGTGTTTGCCAGGAAGAGCAATGGAACCCTGACGGTGGCGCCGGATGACCACGGCCTGAAGATCCGGGCGGAGCTGGGCGGCACGGAGATCGGCCGGCAGCTGTACGACGAGATCAAAGGCGGATACACCACAAAGATGAGCTTCGGCTTTACCGTGAAGAGCCAGGAGCGCACTGAAGAGGAGAATGACGGGAAGCTGATCATTCACCGGAAGATCACGGGCATCAAAAAACTCTATGACGTTTCCGCCGTGTCGCTGCCAGCCAACGACGCGACCGAAATATCTTCCCGGAGTTTCGGCGAGGGAGTGATCGCCGAGATCCAGCAGGAGATGCGGGCCCGGGCGGCCAGGGAGGAAGCAAAAAACAGGATCCGGCTTTTGCTGGAGCTATGACCAACACCCAAGAAAAAACAAGGAGGAAAAACAACATGAAGACCCTGAAGGAAATCGAAGAGCGCCGCGCCCAGATCCGCGTGGAGATGGAACAGGAAGGCGCCGACCTGAAGGCGCTGGAGGAAGAAGTCCGCGCCCTGAAGACCGAGGAGGAAGAGATCCGCAAGGCGGCCGCCAATGACGCCGAGACCCGCAAGGCCATCGCTGAAGGCCTCAAGGGCAGCGCTGTGGGCGCCGCCATGGGCACCGAAAAGCCCGACGCCACGCTGGAGGAAATCCGGTCCAGCAAGGCGTATGTGGACGCCTATGCCCGCTACATGATCACCGAGGACGACCGGGAATGCCGCGCCCTTCTGACCAAAAACGCCCCTGCGAATGGCCAGGTGCCCGTGCCCACCATGGTGGACACGATCATCCGCACCGCGTGGGATAATGATCAGATCCTGAGCCGCGTCCGCAGGACCGAATTCACCGGCAATGTGGCCGTGCCTTTTGAGCGGGACGCCGATCCGGCCTATGTGCACGAGGAAGGCACCACGGCCGTGACCGAGGAAGACCTCACCCTGGGCATCGTCACCATGATCCCCAAGAACATCAAGAAGTGGATCCGCGTATCCGACGAGCTGGTGGACATGGGCGGCGAGGCGCTGCTGCGCTATGTGTACGATGAGCTGACCCATCAGATCATCAAGAAGCTGAGCGCCCTGGTGATCGGCGACATCGCTGGCGCGGGCACCACGCACAGCGCGACCGCCGTCGGCATTCCGAAGGTCAGCGCCGAGCCCAGCCTGACAGCGATTCCCACGGCCGAGGCGAGCCTGTCCGACGAGGCGGAGAACATCGTCGTCGTGATCAACCGCCTGACCAGCGCCAACTTCATTGCGGCCCGCGTGGCCGGAAACTTTGCGGTCGATCCGTATGACGGCCTGACCGTGCTGTACTCCAGCGCCCTGCCCGCCTACGACACCGCCAGCGACAACGCGGTATACGCCATCGTCGGCGACATGTACGGCGCACAGGTCAACTACCCCAGCGGTGACGGCGTCGTGCTGAAGTACGACGACAAAACCGAGGCGGAGAAGGACATGGTGAAGATCGTCGGCCGCCAGTACGCCGCGCACGCCGTGACCGCCCCCGGCCGCTTTGTGAACATCACCAAGCCCGCCGCGACTACCACCTGACGGGAGGGAAACCGAGATGAAGATCCTGATTCTTAAAGAGGCCAGGATCCACGTCCGCCCCGGGGATGTCGTCGAGGCATCCCCGGCGGACGCCGGTTTTCTGATTTCCACCGGCAGCGCGAGAGCGATCACGGAGGACGGGCCGGAAACGGCCGATCGGCAGGACGTGGAGACACCGGAAAAAAAGACCGCGAGGACGCGGAAAAAGTAAGCCCCGAAAGGGGCCGGAGGGACGAAATGGACAGATTTCTGATTGCCATGCCGAGCACCGAGTACATCAGCGCGAGGACGGTCAAATGCCTGACAAAGCTGCAGCAGCGGCTGCACGCGGACGGGATCCGGAACGAGATCGCGCTGGAGGTCGGAACGCTGGTATACATCGCTAGGAACCGGCTGGCGAACAAGGCCGTAAACGAGAATTTCACGCATGTGCTGTGGATCGACAGCGACATGGTTTTCGAGGATGACATTCTGGATACGCTGATGTTTCACGACAAGGACATGGTTTGCGGCGTTTTCCAGAGCCGGAGACCGCCGTTTGAAAGCTGCATTTTCAAGGATTTGCGGCTCAAGAGCCTGGAGCGCTTCCAGGAGTACCCGGAAGGGCTTTTCAGGGTGGCCGGGTGCGGCTTCGGGTGCGTGCTGATGAAAACGGACGTGATCAGGCGCGTGGCCGGGCGCTTCGGGAAACCGTTCACGCCGATGATCGATTACGGCGAGGATCTGGCTTTCTGCCTGCGGGCCAAGGAGACGGGCACGGAAATCTGGTGCGACCCGACGGCGAGAGTCGGGCACATCGCGCACGTCCCGGTATACCCGGAGGATCACAAGGCGGCACTGGATGCCGCGAGAGGATGAGAGAAACATGCTGAAGGAAGCGATGAGGGCCATCGGGTACGCCGGCGTGATGGAACAGGGAGAGATCGCCAGGCTGTGCAAGGCGGCGGCCATGGACATGGAAGCACACGGCGTGGTGCTGCCGGGCACGGTGGCCTTTTCCTACACGGAGGAGGCTGTGGTGGATCCGGACACCGGGGAGACGGAGATCGACTGGAACACCGGAGAACCGCTTTACTGCGAGAAAGTGACCGACGAGAGCACGCTGGAAGACGAGCTGTGCATGCGGGCCATCATCACCTACGCCAAGGCGCATTTCGGGAACCCGCCGAACTATCAGAACCTCAAAGAGGCGTATGAGGCACAGATGACCTCGCTGATGTACACGGACGGGTACACGGATTTCGGCGGGAGTGCCGGGGCGGAGGGCTGAGGCATGGAAGACATCACCCTGATCAGGGAAAGCCCGCAGGCACGCGGCGTCGGAGAGCAGCCGCAGGAGCTGAAGCGGACCATGAGCGCTCGGGTGGCCAGCATCGGCCAGAAGGAGCACTATGAGGCCAAGGCCAGCGGGCCGCTGCCGGAATGGAAGGTCATCCTTCCCTGGGCGGGAAACTACCGCGGGGAAAAGATCTGCCGGATGCGGGGCAAGCGGTACGAGATCACCCGCACCTATGTGACACAGACCAATGAGATTGAGCTGACGCTGACACCGGAAGACGGCGTCGCCAGGGGGGAGGCGGCCGGAAATGCCTGAGGAGTATGAGGCACTGGTTGCCGCCCTCAAGGGGACCGGGATCCCTTTCGCGGAGTACGGCTGGGAGACGAGCCCCGTCGGCGAGTACGGCGTGGTGAGCCTGGAATTCGAAGCGGACGCCATGAACGGGGACGGCCGGAAAGTGGCACGGAGCTGGGAAGGCAGCATTGACGTGTTCTTCCGGACCATGAGCCGGAGGGGCGAATTGCGGAGAAAGGTGGAGAGCGTGCTGACGGACATCTGCGGTGCGAGCTGGCGCCAGGAGAGCTTTCAGCACGAGAGCAGCACCGGGCTGTTCCACGCCGAGTGGGTTTTTCAGGTGGAGGACTGACATATGCCTTTTCACATCGAAACGAGGGGGATTGAGGAGCTTCTGCGGAAGCTTGACCGTGCAGACAAAGCGGCGCGAGGGATCGCCGCGCAGGCGCTCTATGAGGGCGCCGGAGTGGTTGCTGATGCGATCAGCAAGGGTGCGCGAAGCATCCAGACAAAACGGCTCAAATTCCCCGTCCGGGACGGACAGCAGAGACTGCCGACACCGGAGGAGAAGGCCATGCTGAGCGGCCAGGGCGCCGCAGGCATCGCCAAATTTCGGAGTAACGGGCTGGAGGTCAACACAAGCATCGGCTACGGAAAAAGCGGCTACGCGACGGCCCCGTGGAACGGGAAAACCGTGGCGGTGGCCAAGATCGCCAACGCGATCAACAGCGGAACAAGCTTCATGAAGAAGCAGCCGTTTATCCGGAAGGCGATCAGCCAGAGCGAGGGGAAGGCCCGCGAAGTGATTGAGGGAAAGCTCCGCGAGCTGGTGGACAAGGAACTGAGCGATTAAGGAGGACAGGAAAATGAGCTATGCAAATGTGGGCATGCGCCACCCGGTATGGGCACCGCTTACGTCCCACACGGATGGCAGCGAGCCCGTATACGGCACCGGCATGGTGGTCGAGGAAGGCATCAGCGCCACGCTGACCTTTAACACCGACGCCAACGCCGTCCTGAACGGAGACGACCGGATCGTCGACATGGACGATGGCATCACGGGCTATACCGTGAGCTTCAACCCTACCGGTCTGCGGGACGCCACACGGGCGGCCATGCTGGGAGAGGAAGTCACGACCGGCGGCGAGTACGAAATCACGGACGCGGGCAGCCCGTGGGGCGGTTTCGGATATTTCCGCGTGATGCGGGATGGAGAAGACCGGAAGAAATACTATGAGGCGTACTGGTGCCGGAAACTCAAATTCCGGGAGCCCAGCCAGGAGACCCGCACAAAGGAAGGCACCATCACCTGGCGCACCCCGACGCTGGAAGGCACCGGGGCCGGGCTGGACGTGGACGGCGGCGACCATCTGAGGTACATCAAGCACAAGACCTTCGAAACCACCGCGGCGGCGAAGGCCTGGCTGGATGCGCTGGCCAACGTTCCGGCGGCGGTGACCACCTGAGGACAGGGAGCACGGGAAGGCGGGAAACCGCCTTCCCTTTTTTCCCGTTAAGAGCGAAAGAGAGGGACGAAAGCATGGAGATCCATATCGGCGGGAGAAAAATCCCGCTGCTGCTCAGCGTGATGGAGCTGGTGGACATACAGGAGGAGATCGGCTGCACGGTGGCCGAGCTTCGGGATGAGGTTTTCGGAATCACGGAGGACGAGGAGCCGGACGAAAACGGAAAGCCGGTGTACCGCTTCGGCGTGCAGAATGACCCGAAAAAGATCAAAAAGATGGTGACGCTGATCAGGATCCTGGGCAACGCAGGACTGGAAGAGGCAGGAGAGGCGCCGGATCTGACGGATAGGTGGATCATGCGGGCCATGAAACCCAGCCTGATCATCCCCATGGCGGTGATCCTGATCGCCGTGATCAATGAGAGCATGATGCAGGAGAAGCAGGAAGAGAAGCCCAGCGGGCCGGTGGACGTGACCATCGAAGAGGAGAACCGAAAAAAAGAGCCAGGGAAATGACATACCGGCATGTCGTTTCCTGCGGGCTGATCGCCGGACTGAGAAGAAACGAAATTGACCGCATGCGGCCCGGAGAGGTGCTTGACCTCTTCAATTACAGGGCGGACTACGATATCGGACTGAGGAGAGGGTGACACCATGCCGTCGACGACGAAAATGTCGGTGGACATCTCCAGCTTTAAGCAGGGCATAGCGGAAGCAACCGCCCAGGTGAAAACGCTGGACGCGCAGATGAAAAAGGTCGAGGCGACCTTCAAGCAGACCGGGGACGCCGAGACCTACATGACGCAGAAGGCCCAGACGCTGGAGGCAAAGCTGAAGGCCCAGAAGGACGCAGTGACCAACCTGCAGCGGGCCATGCAGGCCATGCGCGACAGCGGCGTGAGCGAAACCAGCACCCAGTACCAGCGCCTGGCGGAGAGGCTGGAAACCGCACAGGCCGCCATGATCACCACCAGCACGGAGCTGGACAACCTGGGAAAAAGCGAGCAGGAGGCCAGCAAGGGCGCGGACCAGCTGAGCAGCAGCTTGGGCGGGATCAGCAAGAAGATCAGCCTGGAGCAGGTGATCGGCGGGATCGACCGGATAACCGGAGGACTGGAGCGGGCCGCCGGGAAGGCACTGGAGCTGGGAAAAAACCTGTGGGACAACGTTATGGACAGCGCCAGGTGGGCAGATGACACTTCTACCATGGCGCTGATGTACGGCGTGGATCTGGACACCTTTTTGAGGGTGCAGAAGCTGGTGGCGGAGGGCATGGATACCAGCGTCGAGGCCATCCTTAACAGCCAGAGCAGACTGAAGCGGAATATCGGAAACGGAAGCAGTGAATTTGTCAAGGCCATGAAGGAGCTGGGCGTCACATGGGAATACCTGAGCACCAGCGGCAGAGATTCGCTGGCCAAGATGGTGCCGCGGGACGCTGACGAGGTCTTCTGGGAAGTCGGTCAGGCCATCATGAATCTGTCAGACGCGAACGAAAAAGAGGCAAAGGCGAACGCGGTATTCGGCAAGAGCTGGAAGGAGCTGGTGCCGCTCTTTGACACGTATAAGAGCCTGGACGAGTACAGGGCCGCGTTGGAGAAGACAACGACCAACACGGAGGAAGAGGTCAGCAAGCTGGCGGAGCTCAACGACGCTGTGGGCAAGCTGCAGAGCAATTTCGACACGCTGAAAAACAAGGTCATGGCCGGGCTGGCCCCGGCGCTCACAGACGCCAGCAATGCGCTGAGCGGACTGCTGGACAATGTGATCAAGTACCTGGAAACAGATGAAGGCCAGCAGGCGCTGGCGGACATGAGCGCCGCGGTGAGCGGCCTGTTTGATGATCTGGGGAAGATCGACCCGCAGCAGGTGGTGGAAGGCTTTACAAGCGTATTCGGCACAATCGTGGATGGGCTGAAATGGCTGGACAAGAACAAGGACGTGCTGGGAGGAGCACTGACCACCATCGTGGGCGGCTGGGCCGCAGCGAAGATCACAGGCGGAGCGCTGACGGTGGTGCAGCTGGTGAACGGGATCCGCGGCCTGAGCGCAGGCGCGGCAGCGGCATCGGCCGGCGCGGCGGCGGGCGCTTCCTGGGGCGGTGCTTTTGCCTCTGCGGTGGCAGCGGCAGCCCCGTGGCTGGTGGGCATTTATACGCTGCTGAATCCAGACCTGACAAAGAACGGCAACAATGACGTGGTCGACCAAAACGGAAACCTCACGGAAGAGGGACGCAGGTACGGCTACAAGCTGGACAAAAACGGAGAGGTCTATCAGGATCGGAGCGGAGAGATCGCGATAGCGGTACAGGAAGCCTGGGATCTTTACAGGACGGATACTCTGGACGCGGCCGGAATGATGAAACTGAAGGCCACGATCCTGAACGACACGGCCTTTGATCAAATCGTGAAACAGATGTACGCGGAGAGCAGCAAAGAAGGATGGAGAAACAAGGAAGACATCGACATCCTGGATTGGCTGAACGAGTTTGAGCCTCCGGAGATTGAGGTGGATCCAAAGGCTCCGGACGGAGCAGCGGACACGCTGGCGGAGCAGATCGGGCCGGTGAGCGTGCCGGTGGTTCTTGTCCCGGCTGTGGGGCCGAGCACCGGGAGGATCCGGAAGCCAGGCGGCTGGGTGAACCCGGACGGCTTCAATGCAAACGGCCTGCCATTTGTTCCCTTTGACGGATACATCGCGGAGCTGCACCGGGGCGAGCGGGTCATGACCGCCACGGAAAACCGGAACTATACATTTAACAGCAACACCTATTTCGGGAACGTCAACCTGAACAACGGCATGCAGGTGGAGGCGCTGAGCGAGAGCATCGCAAGACAGAACCGAAAGATCCAGCGCGGATATGGATCCTAAAGGAGGCACAGATGGCACACTGGTTTGAATTTAACGGGACCGACAGCCGGGAGATGCACATCATGGTGCCGGACGCGGTACAGGTTGTGCGGCCGGAGGAGCGCGTGGAGCACGTGATCATCCCCGGCCGGAGCGGCGAGCTGACCCAGACGCAGGGGACAGACATCTATAACAGCTACATCCAGACCGTGCCGATCCACGTGATGGGTCAGGCGTATCTGCAGGCGGCGGAGAGCTGGCTGCGGGGCGAGGGATGGGTCACGTTTGACTGCCAGCCGGCACTTCGGCAGAAGGCCCGGATCATCGGCGCGGTGACCTTTGCGAAAGTCAGCAAAAATCTGGACGTGTGGAGCGGCGACGTGCAGTTCTATTGCGAGCCGTGGAAGAGCCTGAGCGCGGAGAGCGACATCGTGGTGACGGAGAGCGGGACGGCGATCAACAACCCCGGACAACTGACGGCGCTGCCCCTGATCACCATGAACGGCAGCGGACGGGTGACCCTGCGGATGGGCGGGAATGCTCTGGTGATTCCTTCCCTCACGAGCGGATGGGTCGCGGACAGCGAGAACAACTGGATCCTGAACAACGGGCGCCCGGTCATGAACGCATGGAGCGGGGCCTTCCCTGCCCTGCCCGTGGGGCAGAGCCTTGTGCAGTGGACGGGAAATATCACCAGCCTGGTGATCACACCAAGATATCGATTTTTGTAAAGAGGAGGTGGCGGCATGATTCAGCTTTACCCAAAGGGACAGACGGATTTTTCCGTGAGCGGGATCGAGCTGCAGCCGACCGAAGCGGACGTCAACTGGCAGCAGAACGGGCGCTATGACATGACGCTGGTAATCCCACGGGAAAAGGCGGAGGGCATCACCTTTGACTATGGCATGATCATCCGGGCCAGCGTGCCGGAGGAAGAGACAGGGGACATCCACCTGGGCACGGTGCGCTACTACACGGTCAACGCGAACGAAACGCCGCTGTACTCCAAGCTTCCGAGCTGGGCAAAGGTCAGCTATGACAGCTGGGCGGCCATGCGGAGCTACATGGCCGGGGATAAGGTGACCTATGGCGGCAAAAACTGGCAAGCCACCACCGGGCACGGAGGGATGAGCGTCCCGCCGCCAAACGGCGGGATCTGGCGTCAGATTTCCGGCACCCGCGAGGTGCCCGGGACCGTGATCGCACGGCTGTCTGCCGGGAGCATCATCATGAAGACGGCGGACTTCAACGACACATACGCGGAGGCCGCCGCCGGGGACGGAAAGGCCGGGTATATCCGGCTGGATGCCATCACCGCCCAGGGCGATGAGCAGGAGCGGGTGATTCCGAGCATCACGATCCGGGAGCAGAGCTTCGAAATCACATCCATTGAGAAGGAGGAGGAAGGGCACAAGATCCGCATCGGCGGGCAGCACATCAGCTATGGGCTGGGCCGGACGATGCTGGGAGACTGCAACGTTGTAAACGTGACACCAGCCACGGCGATGCTTTTCATCGCAGGAGCGATGAAAGAAAGCTACGGCGGAGGGCTGTATACCGACATCAGCGAGGGCGAGATCAGCGGGGACTTCAGCTGGAAGAACGCAATGGCGGCGCTGCTGGATCCGAAGAGCGGACTGGTGGCGGCCACCGGCGGGCGGATCATCCGCGACGGGCTGGACGTGTATCTGCTGCACAACCCGGAGAAGGAGCCGGAATACGAGGTCACCTACGGCGGGAACATGCGAAATGTTCGCTGGGACGGAGACGTGGAAAGCATCGTCACGCGGGTGTATCCCCTCGCCCAGCGGGAGGACGGGAGCACCATGACGCTGCCGGAGGAGCACATCGACAGCGTGCGGAACGTGCCGTTTATTCGGCCGGAGACGCTGAGGACGGGCCTCAAGATCGGCCAGAAGGTGACGAACAGTGACGGGACGGAGACGACGCTGACGGAGGACGACGTTCTCGCACAGATGCGGCAGATGGCGCAGAACCGCTTCACCGTGGATCAGTGCGACAAGGCCGATATCTCCCTGGAGCTGGATTGGATCCATATGCCCGACACGGAGGAGTACAAGGCCTTTCAGATGCTGCGGAACGCGGCGCCGGGAAAATGGATCCGCGTGATGTCCGGGACCATGGACATCGACACCGTGATCCAGATGACCGGGTACACCTTCGACCCGATCCTGCTGAGATACAAAAAGGCCACGTTTGGAGATCAGAAGAGCACGCCAAGCATCCCGGGGTATGAGCTGGGAAGCGGAAGCGTGACAGCCCGGGTGCTGGCCGCGGGGAGCGTTGGCGGGTCGGCGCTGATGGCAGACAGCATCACGGCCCGGGAGATCGAGGCCGGGAGCATCACGGCGGAGAAGATCGCCTCCAAGGTGATCACCACCGAGCTGCTGGCGGCCGGAGCCGTGACCGCGGACGAGATCGCCGCGAACAGCGTGACGGCGGAAAAGATCGCTGCTGGAGCCATCACGGCGGAGAAGATCCAGAGCGGGAGCATCACCACGGTGCTGCTGGCCGCGGATGCTGTGACCGCCGACAAGATCGCTGCCGGGGCCGTGAACGCCGAGAAGATCGACGCCGGGGCGGTGACCGCCCAGAAGATCGCGGCCAGCGCCGTGAGCGCGGAGAAGATTGCGGCCGGCGCCGTGACGGCGGACAAGATCGCCGCCGGGGCCATCCGGGCCGACGCCATCGACGCGCAGGATCTGGCAGCCATCAATGCCAAGCTTGGAACGGCGAGCATCGCCAGCGCGGCCATCGCGGCGGCGGATATTGACTTTGCACAGGTCAAAGACCTCAATGCACAGTCCGCATATTTTGGGCAGGCGGTCTTCCAGGAAGCGGTCGGCGGGAAACTGTATGTGCCCCGGCTGAGCGTGGGATACGCCCAGATGATCGGTGCCACCATCGGAGATCTGTGCATACAGGCCAGCAATGGGAAATACTACGGAATTGACGTGGATCTGGCGGGCAACGTCACGGCAACGGAGCGCACCGTGAGCCAGGTCGAAATCGACGCCGGGCACACCCTGGACGGCAGGACGCTGGTGCTGGGAACCGACATCGTCGCGACCGACCTCAACACAGAAAACATCTACGCATCCCATGCCCTGATGGATCAGATCACGGCGGCGATCATCAACGTGGACCAGTTGTTTGCCAGGGAAGCCACCATCAGCAAGATCAACGCGATGGATCTGAGCAGCAACACGTATATTCGGAGCACCATCGGAGACTGGCTGAGTGGGAGCACCATCACCCAGACGATCAACTCTTTGGACAGCCGGATCAGCTCGCTGGGATACGGCACGGTATACATGCAGCCGGATGAGCCCAGCCACAGCGAGCTGGTGAGCGGAGACATCTGGATCCAGACCCTGAGCGAGGGCAGCTGGTCGGAGGTTTATGACCAGTATGACAGCTGGCAGCAGATCTATAACGAGTTGGGGAGCTGGCAGGTGCTGGGAGCCGTGCCGAAGATGTGGGTGTGGGATGGCAACAAATGGCAGCTGATGTATGACGCACAGCTGCCGACCACGCTGGAAACCGAGATCCGGCAGCTGCAGGATGAGATCACGCTGCGGGCCACCAAGGCGGAGCTGGACGTGCTGAGCGGACAGGTGACCGAGAGCGAGGCGCGGATCACGATCCTCGCGGGCGAGATCGAGAGCGCCGTGAGCACCGTCAACGCAAAGGCGGCCTCTTTCGTGATGTGGGAGGATCCGCGGGAGTTTTATGACGTCAGCCTGGGCGACATCTGGGTCCGCGGAGACCAGCGGCTGGCCAGCTGGGAAAGCGTATACAACAATTTCGAGAGCTGGGAAGAGCTGTACGGAGCGCATGACCGCTGGATGGACTACCTGGGCGACGAGACATACGTCTGGGACGGCACGGACTGGATCCTGACCAGCGACCGGGCCAGCGAGATCTGGCACCAGACCAAGATCATCGAGACAGACCGGAGCGTCACCGTGCTGGCGGAGAGCACCGCCACGCTGCAGGACGATGTGGTGAGCATGCGGGCCTCCATCAGCGTGACGGACAGCCGGATCACGCAGGAGGTCGAACGGGCCACGCAGGCCGAGGCCGGGAAAATTGAAAAGACCAGCCAGTACCAGACCGCCGACAGTATTGTCACCGAGGCGGTGCGGCAGAGCGCGAGCAGTGCAAGCGGGCTGTATCTGGCCAAGACTTCCACGTACCAGACCGCAGACAGCATTGTCAGCGAGGCCGTGAGGCAGGCTGCCACATCGGCAGCCGGGGCCTATATCGCAAAAACCACCAGTTACCAGAGCGCGGACAGCATCGTGACAGAGGCTGTGCGGGCCAGCGGGGTCAATGCGAGCAATAATTATCTGCCTAAGACGGCGGAGTACCAGACTGTGGCAGACATCATCAGCGGGGCCAACGCCTACGCGGAGGAGCAGGCATCCAGTGCGAAGAACGCGAGCATCGCCAAGACGGCAAGCTATCAGAGCGCTCAGGCGATTGTGGACACCGCAGTGGCCAGCGCAAGGACGGCCGCAGGGCAGACCTACATCGCCAAAACCACCAGCTACCAGACCGCCGACGCCATCGTGCAGGCGGCGGAGCAGTACACGAACAACAACGCGTACAAGATCCGGAGCGGCGTCGAGATCGAGGCCGCGGGCGTGCGGATCACAGGCGGGAAATACGTGCAGATTGAGAGCTCCGGTATCTTTAAGGCACTGGCGGCCAACTTCGGGATTGACAGCAGCGCCGGAGCGACCGGGTACGCCATATGGGCCGGAGCAGCCAGCGGGGCGAGCGCGCCATTCCGGGTAAGGCCGGACGGTACGGTGTACCTGACCAAGCTGATCGCCGTCGCGGAGGACGGCACGGAGAGCGAGGTCAATTTGAGGACCGCGGGGCTCTGGAAGCTGGGGTATCACACGGTCAAGAGCTACGGGCAGACATCGATCACGCTGTCCAATGGTGCGACCGTAAATTTTAATAGTGCCGCTCTGGTAGAAGGCAGCTGGAGCGGCAGCGATAGCGCCGCAAGTGCAACCTACACCGTGGAAGCACCAAACGGTGACACGGTAGACCAGACAACCATCACATGGGCTGAGGCGCCTGAAAACATCGCGAACGCCCTGAAAAATGCCCCGGATCACAGGACGACGGTCCATGTCATGGCTGAAGAAAGCTACAGACTGGGCAGAGTCATCGATGCGTCAGGTGTCTGGGACAAAGCGCTTGAAGGGGTGACTGTCAGCGGATCGGCATCATACAACGCCGCAAACGGAACCTATACCGTGACCGTGATTGCAAACGCCGACGGAAAACAGATCAAGACCGGAACGTTCAGCACGGATACAAGCGCATACGCCGACGGCCTAACAGAAGGCTTTATCGAAGGCTGGAATGCTTGTATTGCTGACGCTGAAGCAAATCATGCTGAGACAGTGTACACAGGCGGCACATGGCACGGAACCCTGTACAAGGCTCCGGCGGTCGGAGCACCGGCAACAGAAGCGGTTAACAATTGCCGCAGCGGGCAGAATCAGATCACGAGGTACACGCTGCCGGCGAGGAAACCATAAGAAGGAAGGAGGACGAACCCATGAAAATCACCTATGCCAAAGCAATTGACGCCTACGCCGCCCTGGTGCGGACGGCCAAGCAGAGACCTCAGAGCCTCGCCCTGTGCGGGGCTCTTTTCCGTTTGCGGAAACGCCTGGAACCCGTGTACGAGTTTTACGTCGAGACACAGCAGAGCATCATCGAGGAGCTGGGCGGAGCCGTGGACAAGGCGGGCGTCATCCGCTTTGCGGAGCAGGGCGCAGAAGAGCAGTACAAGGACAAGATGGCGCAGCTGAACCGGACGGACTGCGAGGTGGACGACGCGCCCGTCATCCGGATCCCGGAGAGCGCGGGCCTCGCATACTCACCGGATGATCTGTGGCAGCTGGATCCTTTCGTGGAAGTCGTGGAAGACAAGCAGACAGCAGAAAAGGAGTGACTGAGCAATGGCAACCACTAAGACGCTTACCCCTACCAATCAGACGATCACCCTGGCGGCCTTCACGGAGAAGCCCGACAACCGGATCAACGTCACGAATGACGACCGGCTGGCCGACGCCGTCAATGCGTTAAACAGCAATTATAGTCAATATGGAAATATTGTTGAGCTTCTGGGTAATACTACAGGAACCGGCGAAAAAACATTGTCTGACAGCTATAGCAATTATAGATACGTGCTGATGTTGGCTTTCAGCGGCTCAACCATCTATCCGGCACTTTATGTTGCGGGGGGTCTTCTTGGTGCAGGTTATACGCTATCAGTTTACTTTGGAGCATCAAACTACGCCTCCGTTAGATTTGTAAACGGAACCACTGTAAACGTGGTTAACAACCCTACATCGCTTCGCATTTATGGCATAAAATAAGTTTATTCGGAAAATTGCTGTATTACGAAGTACCAGACCCAATGCCTGAATTTCTGACATGCCGCATCGCATCAAACGAAAGACGGGGCTACCGTCTTGGTAGCCCCGTCAGTCCTTCAGAAATTTTTCAGGATAAATTATTGGATAACAAGCCTCACGGGTTTTGACGAATTGCCAGTAGATTTCTCTTGTTTCATCATCATTTGCATGTGCGGAAAGATAAGCCCCAATTTTCGAAAAGCATTCCTCAATATCTTCTGGAGAATACTGTGGCTGCTCACGCTGAGAACAATCAAGGATGGAAACGATCATGTTTGATAATGTTCTGTGTTCCGATTCTGCTCTTGCTTTCAGGAACTTGAGCAAATTATTGTCGATCCGCAACGATATGGATGTCGTTGGCACAAGATCACCCCCCTTCAATAGTGAATTGTAGCACGATGTAATACAAATGTCAATGACAGGCGGTGGAAGGTAATAGTTAACTTTGGCCTAACACTTTAAAGGCGTGTATTACGAAGTAATCTTGCGACACTTTTTGTGACTATCTTATGATTTTTGACGTTATTTCAAAACTTACCAACAAGGTTCCTACAAGATTTCAACAAGAATTATACAAGGAGGTGGGAGCATGACCATCAAAGAGGCGCTTTATGCGACGATCCGATCCGACAGTTATGACCTCAAGACGATGCTGGACCGCATCGACTTTTTTTATGCGAAGGGCGAGATTACCGATGCAGACAGGGCCAGCCTGAAAGAGGCGGCCAGAAGCCGGGCGTCTGAGGCCCTGGGCATCGACGTGAAGGCAGAGATCGCGGCCATCATGCAGCGAATCATCACCATCGAGGCCCGGCTGACCGCCATCGAGGAGGAGCTGCAGCCGGAGCCCGGCCCGGGACCTGATCCGGGGCCGGAGCCTGAGCCGGAGATCCCCGAGTGGGTGCAGCCCACAGGAGCGCATGACGCGTACAACGTCGGAGACCGGGTGCGGTATCAGGGCCGTGTGTATGAGAGCACCATCAACGGCAACGTCTGGGCGCCGGATGTGTATCCGGCTGGCTGGAAAGAGATCGAGATCAGCGAAGAGGCGGAGGATCAGGAGTAGACACGCATGTGCTCGCGCTGGAGATCCACGCGGTCTTCCTTGGCATAGATCAGCGTGGTCTCCGGCTTCGCATGGCCCATGAGCGCCTGGAGCTTATCAAGCGGCATGCCGCCGCGCAGGCCGGAGGTCGCGAAAGTGTGGCGGAGCTTATGTGGATAGACGTGCAGGCCGGTGCGGTTCGCCGCTTTCGTGATGATGTTTTCCAGAGCCTTCACGGAGAGCCGCCGGGCGGGCTTCCTCTCGCTGATGAAAAGCGCCTCACAGGAGTCTGAGCGGGTGGCAAGGTACTTGCGGAGGGACAGCTCGCTTTCGGCATTGAAGAACACAGTGCGGCGCTTGTCTCCTTTCCCGTGGCGGATCACGACGGAGCGGGCAACAAAATCGATATCAGCAAGATCCACGGCCCGGCACTCGCTGATGCGGATGCCGGTGGAAAAAAGGAAGTCGATCAGGGCCTTCTCCCGGACGGACTGGCACGACCAGCGGAGCTCTTCAAGCTCATAGGACGTGAGCGGCTCGCGGACGGGCGGCTGGTGCTTGATCTTTTCCACCGTCGCGCAAGGATTGCGGAGCAAATATTCATTATCCACCAGCCATGAGAAAAAGGCTGACAGGATCCGGCGGATGTTGTCCAGGTACGCGTCGGAGGCGTGCCGCTGATCCTTGCAGAAGAAGAGATAGATCCGGATATCGTTGGCGCGGATATCCTGAAAGGACTTCCCCACCCTGGTGAAGAAATCGATCAGGCGGAGACGGTACAGCCGGAGCGTGCCGGCGCTCAGGTTTTCCACGGCTTTGCTGGCGAGGTAGTACCGCACCACCTCTGGGATGCCGCCGGAGGGGATGATTTCCACGGAGCGCCGGGATATATCATATTCCGGGATGGTGGCGTCCAGGATCGCCAGCACGCTGCGGAGCTGATCCTGCGGTATGCGGTCGAAGAGCTTCGCGGCGATCTCTGTGCGGAAATTTTCGGAATGATCGGACACAAAAAACACATCCTTTCCTTGTCATCGGCAGAAGGATGTGATAAGATTCTTATCTGGAGGGTGTGCTACGACCACATCTTCCGCCCGGGACGCAAGCGGTGGCAGCCGCGAACGTCCTTTTTTTATTCAGTTGACAAATTCATTATACCATAAAAGGGCATATTTCGCCACAAAACAAAGAAAAGAAAGGACAGAGTATGAGCTGGCTGGGATGGGTTGTCATCGGGATCCTCGGGTTCAATGCGGTTCTCATGTTGCTGATGGGGCTCTGGCTGTACAGGGAAAGGAGGCGCGGAAGAAAATGAACAGCATGCGGGAGGTAAAGGACGCAATCCAGACGCTCAAAAGCAGCGGGATCCCGCTGAGCGAGGCGGCATGGAAGGCGGCACAGATGTGTCTTGGGTGGCCGTATATCTTCGGAGACCGCGGGCAGGAGTGCACACCGAGCCACCGAAGGGGCGCATACAACGCACACCCGGATGCAACGTCGATCCTCAGCAAGTGCCAGATGCTCCGGGAAAAGGATCAGAAGAGCAGCTGTGACGGATGCAAATGGTATCCGGAAGGATGCCGGGTGGGCGCCTTTGACTGCCGGGGGTTTACTTACTGGATCCTGCTGCAGATCTACGGCTGGAAGCTGATGGGCGCAGGATGCACCAGCCAGTGGAATGACGAGGCCAACTGGAAACAGAAGGGCGAAGTCGCGGACGGGATCACGCAGGGAGTCATTGTCTGCCTGTTTTATTACAAGAAGGACAAGAGCGGGAACCGGACGAAGACGCTGGAGCACACGGGGTTCTATTACAACGGAGAGACGCTGGAATGTTCCAACGGCGTGCAGCACAGCAAGACGCTGAGTAAAAAATGGGAGGTCTGGGGCATCCCAGCATGCGTGGAAGAGGCCGGGACGCTGCCAGAGATACCAGAGCCAGCGATGCCGGAAACACCGGCGGAGACGCAGGGAAAGAAGCCGACCATCAGCAAGGGAGCCAAGGGCTGCTATGTGACGGAGATGCAGACCCTCCTGATCCGGATGGGCTACGGCATCGGAAAGACAGGGGCAGACGGCATTTTCGGGGCAAACACCAAAAGCGGCCTGATTGCTTTCCAGAAGGAGATCGGCCTGTACCCTGATGGGATCTGCGGACCGCTCACGTGGACGGCGCTGGAGAACGCCGTGAAGGAAAAGGACGAGGCGGAGGAAAAAAGGCCGAAGCTGTACACGGTGCACATCCAGCACGTGACAGAGGAAGAGGCCAACAAAATAATCGATCAGCACCCCGGCAGCTGGGTGACAGTGGAATGAGGAGGACATGAAAATGAAGAAGATCACCGAAGTGCTGGCGGCTGTGTGCGGAGCGATTGCGTCGTTTTTCTGCGGGCTGCCGCCCATCATCTGGATCCTGCTGGCCGTGATGACGATTGACTACATCACCGGGATCACGTGTGGCCTGATGGGCAAAAGCCCAAAGACAGAGACGGGCGGGCTCTCAAGCAGCGAGGCATTTAAGGGGCTTATGAAAAAGGCGCTGATCATTCTGATTGTTCTGCTGGCCGCGCTGCTGGACAAGGCCATCAGCATGGGCATGGGTGACGTGCAATTTGAGGCGGTCGCCGGGGCAACATGTTTATGGTTTATTGCGAGCGAAGGCTTTTCGATTATTGAAAACGCGGCGAGCATGGGGATCCCGATCCCGCGCGTGCTGATCCAGGCGCTCGAGATCATGCGGAGCAAGGGCGACGGAAAAAAAGAGGTTGTGATTGCCGGGGGCGAAAAGACAGAACCGGAGGAGAAAAAAGTAGAAGAAGACAACGAAGAAGAACAGGAAGACAAAAAAGACCCGGAGGCGTAACGGCCTCCGGGCCTTTTTTTGTTTCTGTCTCATCCAGTCAGATGGCGATCCTGTAGGCCGTCACCCATGGGTTCGGATGTGACACGTTTGGCAGACCAAGAGTGTCGTTATCCGAACGCATAGAGTCCTCATCAGGGAGATCGCACAGCGGAATGCGCTGGTTGCCTTCGCAGTTGTTGATGACGATCATCAGGTGATCATCGTAAACGTAGACGGCATTGATGAAAGTTTCGATGATGTGCCGGCGGAGGAGAGGATCCTGACGGTCGCCGCCGGTGAAGCGGCGGAGGAAGAAGATCACGCGGTCACGGTCAAGCAGCTGGGCCTGAGAATAGCGGAGCGTTTCGATGGAGACGCGGAGAGTTTCGGCAGCGTCTTCCAGCTCTTTGAGCATGACGGAGGTGGAGCTGCTCCAGATCCCGGCCGCGATGGCACGGTTGATGTTCTCAATCTTTTTCACGACTTCACGGTGCTCCGCTTCCATGGCGGGAAGGGGTGACTTCTTTGTCTCTTCCTGCTGGGCCTGCATGACGGCATCCGCGATGCGGTCGATCTCCGCGTCGGAGAGGACATGATCCAGGACAAAATCAATGACAAGATTCTCCAGTGCTTCTTTCTGGTGGGAGCGCTTGGGGCAGTCCTTCCGGGCCTTGTGAGACTGGCAGGAATAATAGTAATGCCGGGTGCCAGTCTTCGAGGTGCCGGAATCGCCGACCATGGCAGCGCCGCACAGGCCGCAGAAGGCCTTCCCGGTCAGCAGATAATCCGTGACGCCCTGCTCCACGTGGCGGGCAGTTTTCTTTCTCATAGCCTGGGCCTCCTTGAAATCAGATTCGGAGATGATGACGGGCATGCCGCCGGGGATCCGGATGTCACCAAAGATATAGACGCCGGTATATCTTTCGTTGCCAACGATCTTCAGGATACGCTGGGCTTGGAAGGGACGCCCGTAGGTGGTAGTGACGCCCTGGTTGTTCAGCTGCTCCGCAATTCTGGCGGCCGCCCAGCCGGATCGATACAGGTCAAAAATGTTTCGGACAACGGCGGCCTCTTCTTCGTGAATGATGTAGCGGCCATCCGGCCCGGGCTGGTAACCGAGGATGCGGGCGCCGTTATACATACAGCGGCGGGCATTGTCACGCATGCCGCGACGAACATTTTCAGAAAGCTGGCGGGAGTACCATTCAGCTGTTGCCTCCAGCATGCCCTCGAGCAGGACACCGGCGGAACCTTCCGGGATCGGCTCCATGGCATAGAGCACCCGGACGCCGAAGCGGCGGAGGCGGCCTTTGTACAGGGCGCTTTCCTCCCGGTTCCGGCCGAAGCGGTCCACCTTCCAGCTGATGACCGTATCAAAACCACCCTTTTCCGCTGCGGCCATCATCGCCTGAAAGGCCGCACGGGCGGAGGTATTCTTGAATCCGGAACGGGCGTGATCCGCGTAATCATGCACGATAGTGTACCCTTCCCGGGCGGCAAAGGCGTGGATCTCGCGGAGCTGCTGCTCGATGGAGACATCGCGCTGACCGGCGGAGGAATAACGGGCATAGGCTACGGCTGTGCGCGGGGCGCAGGTGGGCGTGCAGTTCTTTTTCACAAAAGCCTCCTGTTACTCAAAGAGCTTTTTAGCATAGGACAAAATGATAGAAGAGTTTTTGATCACAAGCTTTCCGCCTTCTTCCAGACGAAGACGAGCATATGTTTTGTTTCGGGTGTCCAGAGTAAAGTCGGAAGAAGGAAGTATTTTTTTGCTGGTTTCATAGTATTCTACAGCGGCAGAAGTTTTATTCATATCAAACCGATATGTACCGGCAGGGATATCTTCGCCGATGTAATAGGTGCCAGTTGGAATCTGAACACCAGTTTCCAGCATAGAAAGGGACACGGGGCCGTTTGTGGCATCATTCGTTTCATAGGGTATAATTCGGGAATACAGGGAATGTGAACCATAAAGCTTTTCGGCAAGGAAATCGTTATCAGTAAGAAAAAGCTTTTTTGAAGTGTTATGCCCGGAGATGACGGTGATGCCGTCCCGCGTCTGAACCCATGAGCCGAGGAAGCTGCGGCCGGGGACTTTAGAATCGTCACCATCTGCTTTCCCAAAGACGGTAATAGCAGATCCGTCTTCCTGCAGATCAATCAGGATAAAGGTCAAAGTACCGTCTGTTTGGTATTCTGTGTGGATCCATTGACCAAGGTACAGGCCTTTGTCACTGTCGCAAAGGGCGGATGCGGCAAGCAGAGAGAAGAGAACCAGGAAACAAAGAAACCTTTTCATAATAAAACCTCCACTTTTAATCAGCGGCTTTGTGCCGCTCTAAAATCACAAGAGCGTCAGCACGGGCACGATCATCGGCAGCGCGGAAAGCAAAAACCATATTCAGCTCTTCCTTGGTTAATTCTTCAGACACGCGAAGAGGAACGACATCCTGATAAAGATAATTCGCGTCAATGCCAAGAACGTGCATAAGCTGAATCAAAACGCTTTCTTTAGGGCTGGAAATTTCCAGCTCATAATTACCGATAGCAGACTGGGTCACGCCGACGGCACGAGCGAGATCCGCACGAGACATTTTTTGCTGAATGCGAGCTTCCTTTAATCTGCTTCCGAAAGACATTTTAAAACCTCCGTTTCGTTTTACAACGTTAATATAACACAGGATTATTTACGGATCAATAAGGAACTACAAGAAATTTGTTAATTTACTATTGACATAACAAGTTTTATGTTTTATTTTATAAAAGTAACAAGTTTCTTGTAATTTTAGAAGGAGGTAACAAGTATGGCGGTAATTGCGGAAACTATTGTTCAGGAGAACATGAAAAGAATAATCGAGAAAAAAGGACTGAAGAAAACAGGAGTCGCAGCCAGGGCGGGATTCACCTTGCAGCAGCTGAGCGACATGCTTTGTGGGAGAAAAATCATTAAGGCTTCGATGATCCCGGCATTGAGCGGAGCATTGGGCGTGGAGCCGAACGACCTGTTCAAAGAAGCGGAATAAATAAGAAGGGGCGAGCATGAACATGAGGGACGAGAAAAGAGGCTGCTGCAAATGCGTGCACGCTGAGACACCGGTCTTCCGGGAACCGTGCCGGAGCTGCCTGATGAGATCCGCGGCGGAGGCTGTGGCCGAGGAGATCAAGCAGCCCAGCATTCTGCCAAGGGTGGCCGTGCTGAAGCACGGAGAGGAAAAAGGCCGGGCGCCGGAGCTGATCCGGCTGAGCTTTTCCGACGGGTCCACGGCTGTTTATCAGCTGAAGGGTGACCAGGCGGAGGAGCTGATGCTGGAGAGCGTGGAGATCATCAGAAAATGGGGACGGCAACGCCGGAGAAGGGACAGAAGAGCATGAAGAACAGAAAAACGCCGGAGCCGATGCGCTGCCGGAAATGCGGGAAAGAGATCGCCATCATTCAGGAGCGGATTTATCGGAAGATCATCGTGGACGCCGAGGCTGTGCGGGTGATTCCCATGGAGAACGGGCTCCAGTTCGTTCGGATCGACGGCAGCAAGGTGATGGGCAAGATCGCGCCGGAGGACGCGGAGGGCGCCGAGTATGCATACCGGCCGCATGACAGGAGCTGCGGAGGATGACGGCCATGGGAACGTGCGGAGACTGCGGAGACGCCAAGAGGATCGGCGGCGGGAGCTGCTGGTGCATGCTGTTCGGGATCTTTATCAGGGAAGACCATGAGTGCAAATACTGGAAGGAGAGGGTCATAAATGGCGAGGACGGCCAGACCGGCAGCGGAGATGACCATCAGCGCGGCCAGGACGAAGACGGCCCCGAAATATGGAAAGACGGCGGCGGAGCTGCTGGTGAGATGCCGGGAATTTTATACGGCCCCTGAGGCCGAGGCGGAATACCAGGAATGGAAGAAGACGAGGACGGAGGGACGGAAGGATGAACAAAAAGTTGTTTGAGATCGGCATCGATCACTCGATGATGGCCGGAGCAAAGCAGGCGTTCGACAAGTGTCTGCAGATAGCGGTGGCCAGAGCGATCAAGACGGGCAGCGACGAAGGAAGCGCATCGCTCAAGATCAGCTTCAAGATCATGACGACGGTGGACGAAGCGACCGGAGAGCTGCGGCGCATGCCGATCTGGAAATATAAAGCCGGGTTCAATGTGCCCATGAAGGAAAGCATGGACGAGACGATCCAGGAGAACAGCGATCTGATCGAACAGGCCGGAGAGTGGAAGCTGGTCAACGGGCAGATCAGCATGGAAGAGCTGCTGGCGGAGGAATGAAATGAGCAGGAAAACATTTCAGATCACGATGTGCTTCATGGCCGTGATCATCGGGATGCTGATTTTTTTAAACATCGCAGAGGAAAATTGGGAGCCGGAGCCGGATGTGGTTTATCCAATGACAAATCAGCGCATTGTGTGGCAGGGAGCCGGATACAACGGGATCTGGGCCAAGTGAGCAGGGAGGAAGCAAAGATATGAATGAGATCACGATGATTCCGATTGATCAGCTTTGGCATCATCCGGACAATCCGCGGCTGGACATCGGAGACATTACCGAGCTGACGAACAGCATCCGGGCAAACGGGATTCTGCAGAACCTGACGGTGGTGCATGAGCCGGAGCATCCGATGGGTGTGCATGAATGGGAATATTACTCCCGGTACAGCCTGACGGAAGAAACCGATGTTTATCGGAAGATGATGAAGACGAAGACGATTCCGGACCGCTATCTGGTGGTCATCGGAAACCGCAGGCTGGAAGCCTCGAAGGCAGCGGGGATGACGGAGCTTCCCTGCGTGATCCGGGAGATGGATTATCAGGAGCAGATCGCGACCATGCTGCAGGAGAACATGCAGCGGTCCGACCTGACGGTATATGAGCAGGCCAAGGGCATCCAGATGATGATGGATCTGGGCTTTGATAAGGATCAGATCGCGGAGCGGACCGGCTTCAGCAGGAGCACGATTGAGCGCCGCCTGGCCGTGGCCACGCTGCCGGAGACGGAGACCCGGGAAGCGGTGGAATGCGGCTGGGATCTGACCGACCTGGTGGAGATCAGCAAGATTGAGGACCGGAAGACGCAGGAGCATCTTCTGACCGGCGTTTCCAAGGAAGGCCTCCGGCAGCAGATCGAATCAGCAAAGCGGGATCAGGAGCGGAAAAAGGAGCGGAAACGCCTACTTCCGGACGTGAAAGCATTCGCAACTGAGATGACCGAGGCGCAGGCCAGTCAGCGCTACGGAAGCAGCTGGGAGCATCTGAACAAGTATGACGTGAGGCTCGATCCGGAAGCGAAGGTCAAGGTTCCGAAGGAAGAAGACAAATACTACTACTACGAATCCTGGGGTACCATCGAAATCTGGCGGAAGACCAAGCGAGAAAAGCACGTGAAGTCTGACGCGGAGATCGCGCTGGAGAAGAAGCAGCACGAAGCCAAGGAGATGAATGCCCGGATGAAGGAAAACCGGATCGCCTTCTGCGCCAGCTGGAAGCCCACCAGGACGCAGGAAACCGCGCTGAAAGCGAAGCTCTGGCAGTACGTGTTCGACAATGTCAGCTCCTACGATAACGGCGGCTTCCAGATTACCTACCACAACTGGGACAACTCCCGCTTCCGGCAGCTGTGCGGAATGCCGAAGGAAGAAGGCCGGGACAAGAATGAGACGATCTACGCAGAGCTGGCCCGGAGAGGAATCCCGATGGGCCGGGCGATCCTGGCATGGATCCTCTGCGGCGGCGTCAGAAG